AGTTTAGCTATAGCAAACAATGAAGTTGCAAAAGAAGGATATACTTTAGTTTTAGGAGCTTCCGTATCTTCAAGAGCATATATATTTAATGCAGGAAATACAACATACAGATGGAGTAATGTAGATGCGGCAGGAACAACTGACTCATCAACAAACTCAATATTTATTGGTGCTAATGCGGGTGCTGCTGCTGCAAGCAATACAGATAATATAGGTATAGGTTCAAATGCCTTATTAGCATCTACTAATGGAGCAAGTAATATAGCATTAGGAACAGACTCAGGGAAAGCATTACTTGCGGGAGCAAGAAATATATTAATAGGAAAAAGCGCAGGACAATCACTTGTAGCTGCTGATGACAATATAGCAATAGGAGACCTTTCTTTATCAACAGCAAATAGTGCAGATGCAGACCAAAATATTGCATTAGGTAAAAACACATTATCTACATTAACAACAGGAGCAAGAAACATAGCTATAGGACATCAGGCTCTTGCAGATGGGGTACTGGTTCAAACAGATAATATATTCATGGGGTATCAAGCAGGTATGGAATCCTTTGGTGGAGCAGATATTGGTATTGGTTATCAAGCTCTTATTTATGGATCAAACTCAACTCCAAACGTAGGAACTAACGAGGAAACAGGAAGAGTAGCTATCGGATACAAAGCGTTAGCAGGAGGCTCAGGAACTGCGGTACAAGGAGTCGGAAACGTAGCTTTAGGAGGTCATGCAGGAGAGTTTAATGCTACATCAGTTGTTGGTGGTGCTGTTTACGTTGGTCATTATGCTGGTAATAATACCAATGGTTTAACAACAACTGGATTTGGTCAAGTAGCAATAGGTAAAAATGCAATGAAGTTTACTGTACCAAGTCAATCTATTGCAATAGGATACTTGGCAATGGAAGATGCTGCGTCGCCAACAATAGGAGGTAATTCCCATGTTGCTATTGGTAAAGGCGCAATGCGTACTGCAACAGTAACTGGTAATAATAATATAGCTATTGGAACAGATTCACAGTCCAACACTGCGAATGTTGTATCTGATGTAATTGCAATAGGATATCAATCAAAAGCCAAAGGTACTTGTACTATAGCTATAGGTTGTCAAGCTTCTGCTGGTACAGATGCTACAAGTACAGATAGTATATCTATTGGTAATGATTCTAACACAGCAGGAACTAAATCAATTTCCATAGGACGTAATGCTTCAACAACAGGAACACACTCAATATCTTTAGGTGATAACGCACAAGTTATTGACAATTACAGTGTGGCAATTGGAGCAGGTGCATCAACTAATGCGGCAAATCAACTTGCTTTTGGTACAGCAGCTCAAAACTTAGGTTCTGTCGTAACACAAACTATAACTCCAAATAAAACATGGGAGGTAAGAATAAATGGAGTTAACTACTTAATACCAATAGTAGCAGCGCCATAAATTAAATTAAATTGAATGAGAGTAGAATTAAATGAAGAATCTATTAAACATATAAACCGTCTATTACAATCACTACCAATTAGCACATTATCTATAGTAGAAGAAATTACAGCGGAGATTAACAAAGGTTTAGTAGAAGATAAAAAATAAAATAAAATGGATATAAGAAAGATTTCCATTGGTTCTGATTATAAATCAGGTTCAATGCACTATATAGTTGGTCAGCCTGTTCTGGGAGGAGAATACAAAATACATTTAATACAAGCAAAAGAAGATAGTCAATCTTATAAATTATGGGTAATTAAAAACGAAGAACTATTTGTTTGGAAAGAGTTTTTATATACACTACCTATAACCTTAGAATATAATATAAATTTTTAATGAGGTCTATATATTCTTTTATTGTTGAGCCTGCAAAGAATAAAAGGTACGACAATACAAAATACTTAGGAGAGGTAGAGCTGGTTACAAGTGTTTCTGAAGAAGACCACATGTCTTCAAACAGATTAGCTATTGTAAAAGAATTACCTTTAGATTATAAAGGAGATGTTAAGCCAGGTGACACCTTGTTGGTTCATCACAATGTGTTTAAGTTTTATAATGATATGAAGGGTAAAAGAAAAAGTGGTAAAAGTTATTTTAAAGAAGATTTATTTTTTATAGATGAAGACCAGTTTTTTATGTATAAAAACAACGATACCTGGAAGGCTCATGGAAAATATTGTTTTGTAAAACCAATATTAACAGAAGATTCTGTAATTTTAAAAAACACAAAATACGAACCATTACAAGGGATTGTAAAATATAATAATGAACAGCTTAGAAAGCTTGGGGTAAAAAAAGGAGACAAAGTAATATTTACACCAAATAGTGAATATGAGTTTGAAGTAGATGGTGAGTTACTTTATCGTATGTTTACAAATAATATAACTACAATATTAAATGAATAATAAAGAGCTTAAGTTACAAATAATAGAGGCAGGCGAAAAAGCTGTAAAGCAATTAGTTAAGGTAGCTAAAGAAGAGATAATTAAGTATGATAAAGATGATGAGTTGGCTGCTGATAGATTAAAAAACGCAGCAGCAACAAAAAAACTATGTATTATGGATGCGTTTGAAATTGTAAAAAGAATAGAAGAAGAAAGAAATTTATTAGAAGGAAAAGTTATAGAGTCTAAAAACAATACACCAAAAGGATTTGCAGAGTCACGATCAAAATAAATTATATAGGCTTTTACCTAATTTTGTTCCTTCAGGAATTATTAAAAGAAAAAATAAAGCAAAAACATGGGAATATGGATATAACGAAAAGTACGATGTAGTTGTTATATCAAAAAACGGAACCATTGGAGATGTTTATGAAATAAGCGGTGTTAGAATAGCTTTGCCTGCTACTCCAAAGATATTATACAATTCCAGAGTAAAACAAAAAGACCAGTGTTGGAATCCAACATTATTACCTAAGCCGCTAAAAAGAATACAGTCAATATTTCAATGGCACAACACTCCATCAGATTTTAAAAACGAATGGGTAGATTATATTGAAAAAGAATTTGACAAAAGAGAAGAAGGCCTGTGGTTTATGAATAACGGTATACCTACATATATAACAGGAACTCATTATATGTATTTACAATGGACTAAAATAGATGTAGGTAATCCAGATTTTAGAGAAGCTAATAGAATATTTTATATATTTTGGGAAGCGTGTAAGGCAGATAAAAGAAGTTTTGGTATGTGTTATTTAAAAATAAGACGTTCAGGTTTTTCTTTTATGAGTTCTTGCGAAGGTGTAAATCAAGCTACAATAACAAGAGATGCTCGTATTGGCATACTTTCTAAAACAGGAGCTGATGCAAAAAAAATGTTTACTGACAAAGTTGTGCCTATATCTAACAACTACCCTTTCTTTTTTAAACCTATTCAGGATGGTATGGATAAACCAAAAACAGAATTAGCATACAGAGTACCAGCATCTAAGATTACTAAAAAAAATATGTACTTAACTGAACAAGATGAGTTAGAGGGCCTTGACACAACTATTGACTGGAAAAACACCTCCGATAACTCATATGATGGTGAAAAATTACAATACTTATTACATGATGAAAGCGGAAAATGGGAAAAGCCTGAAAATATTTTAAATAACTGGAGGGTAACTAAAACTTGTTTAAGATTAGGTAGCAAAATTATTGGAAAGTGTATGATGGGGTCTACCTCAAATGCTTTAGATAAAGGAGGTTCTAATTTTAAAAAATTGTACGAAGATTCTGATGCAAAAAAAAGAAATGCAAACGGACAAACTAAATCAGGGTTATATAGTTTGTTTATTCCTATGGAATGGAACTTTGAGGGCTATATAAATAAATACGGTATGCCTGTATTAAAGACTCCTGAAAAACCAGTGATAGGTATTGATGGAGAGGATATAAAAATAGGGGCTATAGATTATTGGGAAAACGAAGTTAGTTCTTTGTCTTCTGATGCCGATGCATTGAATGAGTTCTACAGACAGTTCCCAAGAACAGAGTCCCATGCTTTTAGAGATGAGTCAAAACAATCGTTATTTAATTTAACTAAAATATATCAACAAATAGACTATAACGATTCATTAATTTTAGATCATCATGTGACCAGAGGTTCGTTTTCTTGGTTGAATGGAGTAAAAGATACAACAGTTGTTTTTAGCCCAAATAAAAGTGGTAGATTTTTAGTAACTTGGACTCCAGGAGCTGCTTTACAAAATAGAAAAGTATCTAAAGGAGGAAGATGGTATCCAGGCAATGAACATATTGGTTCGTTTGGATGTGACTCTTATGATATATCTGGAGTTGTTGTTGGTAAGGGTTCAAACGGTGCTTTACATGGAATGACCAAGTTTAACATGGATGATGCACCCAGTAATGAATTTTTTTTAGAATACGTTGCAAGACCGCAAACAGCAGAAATATTTTTTGAAGAAGTTTTAATGGCTTGTGTTTTTTATGGTATGCCAATACTATGTGAAAATAACAAACCACGATTATTATATCATTTTAAAAATAGAGGTTACAGAGGTTACTGTATGAATAGACCAGACAAAAGATTTAATAAATTATCAAAAACAGAAAGAGAGTTAGGAGGTATTCCAAACTCATCAGAAGACGTAAAGCAATCACACGCAGCTGCAATAGAATCTTATATTGAAAAACATATAGGATTAGATTTAGAAGGTACTTTTAGAGACACAGAATCTATGGGGACAATGTGTTTTCAAAGAACATTAATGGACTGGGCAAAGTTTGATATTAACAATAGAACAAAGTTTGACGCATCTATAAGTTCCGGATTAGCAATTATGGCAAATCAAAAGCACTTGTATACACCTACTAAACAAAAATCAAAAATAAGTGTTAACTTTGCAAGATATAACAATAAGAGTTCTCTAAGTCAATTAATAAGATAAATGAAGGGAGTAACAATAGATATTAAATCTGCCGCATTTCCAGATCAATTTGTACCTGACGCTAAAAAGGCAACAAAGGAATACGGATTACAGATAGGACAAGCGATACAATACGAATGGTTTAGAAAAGGAGCGGGATATAACTCGTGCCGGTTTTATGACCAATGGAGAGAATTTAATCGTTTAAGATTATATGCCAGAGGTGAACAATCAATAGCAAAATATAAAAATGAGTTAGCAGTAGATGGAGATTTAAGTTACTTAAATTTAGACTGGACTCCAGTTCCTGTAATTCCTAAATTTGTTGATATAGTTGTAAACGGAATGAGTGACAGATTATTTACTGTTCAAACATACGCACAAGATGCAATGTCATCAGAAAAAAGAGGCGAGTTTCAACAAATGGTTGAAACTAATGTTATAGCAAAACCTTTGTTTCAGCAAATAGAAAAAGATTTTGACGTTGAAGTTTTTCAAGTAAACCCTGATGAATTACCGGAATCAGATTTAGAAATGGAGCTTTATATGCAAATGAATTACAAACCAGCAGTAGAAATAGCAAACGAATGTGCTATAAATACTATACTGGCTGAAAATCATTATGAGCAAACAAGAAAAAGATGTGACTTAGATTTGATGACTTTAGGTATAGGTATGACAAAGCACAGCTTTCAATTAGGAGATGGTGTTAGAGTTGAATATGTAGACCCTGCAAACGTGGTATATAGTTATACTGAAGACCCTCATTTTAAAGATTGTTTTTATTGGGGTGAAATAAAAACTATACCGATAGGTGAAGTTTTAAAGATTAATCCTGATTTAACTGAAGATGATTTAGAAGAAATATCTAAATACAGTCAAGCATGGTATCAGTATTACAATGTAGCAGCAATGTACGAAAACTCAATGTTTTATAGAGACACTTGTACTTTATTATATTTTAATTACAAATCAACAAATAGTTTTGTTTATAAGAAAAAACAAACAGCAGATGGAAATTTTAAAGTAGTTCCTAAAACTGATGAGTTTAATCCACCAGAAGAAATGATGGAGGAAGGCAATTTTGAAAGAGTAGAGAAAAGAATTGATGTTTGGTATGATGGAGTTATGGTAATGGGTACGAACATTATTATTAAATGGGAGCTGGCAAAAAATATGGTAAGACCTCAGTCGGCAAGTCAACACGCTATGCCAAACTATGTTGCTGTAGCCCCAAGAATGTATAAAGGAAATATAGAGTCTTTAGTAAGACGTATGATACCATTTACTGATTTGATTCAAATGACTCATATGAAGCTACAACAGGTTATACAAAAAGTTGTGCCAGACGGAGTGTTTATAGATGCAGATGGTTTGAACGAGGTAGACTTAGGAACAGGAAATGCATATGACCCGGCAGATGCATTGAGATTATATTTTCAAACAGGTAGTGTTGTAGGAAGAAGCTATACTCAAGATGGTGAGTTTAATAACGCCAGAGTGCCTATACAACAACTAACAACAAATAGCGGAGGTAATAAAATGCAAATGCTAATAGGTAATTATAATCATTACATGAATATGATTAGACAGGTAACAGGGTTAAATGAAGCAAGAGACGGGAGTACGCCTGATCCAAACTCTTTAGTTGGTGTTCAAAAATTAGCCGCATTAAATTCTAATACTGCAACTCGTCATATATTAGATGGTAGTTTGTATTTAACTCAAACATTAGCAGAAGCATTATCTATAAGAACAGCAGATGTTTTAGAATATTCAGATTTTTCAGATGAATTTGCTATGCAAATAGGTAAATATAACATTGGGTTATTAGATGATATTAAAAATTTATACCTGTATGATTTTGGAATATTTGTAGAGGTAGCACCTGATGAAGAAGAAAAAGCCAGATTAGAAGCCAACATACAAATGGCATTATCTAAAGGTGGTATAGACTTAGAAGATGCGATTGATATTAGAGAAATTAAAAATATCAAAATGGCAAATCAACTCTTGAAAGTTAAAAGAAAACAAAAGCAAAGACAAGATATGGAGCGTAAAGCTCAAGAGATGCAAATGCAACAGCAAAATAATATGCAGGCACAGCAAGCCGCAGCTCAGATAGCTATAGCAAAAATTCAAGCAGAAGGTCAAAGTAAAATGCAAGTAAAACAAGCTGAGATTGGTTTTGAAATTGAAAAAATGAAAAACGAAGCCGCATTAAAAGAACAGCTAATGAATACTGAATTTCAGTTTGCAGTTCAGTTAAAAGGAGCAGAAGAAGCTCAAATAAATAAAAGAGAACAAAATAGAGAGCAGGCAAAAAATAAAAGAATTAGTCAACAATCTTCAGAGCAATCCAGATTAATTGACCAGCGAAAAAATAATTTACCTCCTATAAATTTTGAATCTAATGAAGATAGTTTAGACGGTTTTGATATGGCCGAGTTTAATCCAAGATAGCTTAATCTTGAGGTTAAATAATTATTAACTTTGTAAAAATTAAATTAAATAAAATGGAAATAAAAGTAAAAGAAGTTACTGATGTAACTGAAGAAAAATCAAAAGCTGAAATAGAACAAGAACTTTTAGAGAAGCATGAAGAAAAGTTTGAAGATTCAAAACAGCCAGAAACAAACGAAGAAACAACGGAGGCTCCAGTAGCTGAAGAAACAAAAGAAGAAGTAAAAGAAGAAACTCCATCGTCAGAGTTAAATGACGAAGACGTTCTTTCATATATTAAAAATAGATATGATAAAGAAATAAATTCAGTTGATGATTTATTTGCTCAAAAAGAAGTAAATGAAGAATTACCTGAAGATGTTTCTGCATATCTTAACTATAAAAAAGAAACAGGACGTGGTATTGAAGACTTTTATAATTTACAAAGAGACTACGATACTATGGACGAAGATTCTTTATTGGCTAACTATTACGGAGCAACCGAAGAAGGTTTAGACGAAATAGATATTCAAGATTTGATGGACGATAAATTTTCATATGATGAAGAATTAGACGAGCCAAAACAAATTAAGAAAATTAAGTTAGCTAAAAAAAGAGAACTTGCGAAAGCAAAAAAGTATTTCAATGAACAAAAGGGTAAATATAAAGTTCCTCTTGAGTCAAGTGGGAGTGGATTATCTGATACGGACAAAGAAGCTTTGAGTGCTTATAAAAGTTACATAGAAGAATCTAAAACTGTAAATGAAGCAAACCGAAAAAAGTACGATTGGTTTCTCCAAAAAACTGATGAAGTTTTTAGCAATGAGTTCAAAGGTTTTGAATTTAATGTAGGAGAAAAAAGTTTTACTTATAAACCAGGAGATGCTGCTGAATTAAAAAACCGACAAGCAGACGTAAATAACTTTGTAAGTAAATTTATGGATGACAGCGGTATGATTAAAGATGCAAAAGGCTATCACAGGTCTTTAGCTATAGCAATGAATCCTGATAAATTTGCTCAGTTTTTTTACGATCAAGGTGTGGCTAACGCTGTAGATGATGTTACTAAAAAATCTAAAAACATCAATATGGACATTAGAAATACACAGCAAGGTACTGTAAAAAATGGGTTAAAAATTAGACCGGTTGGTGACACAAGCAGTGGTAGAGGACTCAAAATTAGAAGTATAAAAAAAGTATAAATATTAAAAACAAAATAAATTATGTCAGTATTATCAACACCAGGATTTGATTTGCAGCCAAGTGCTCAGAAACAAGTCCTTGCAACAAACTACATAACTAACTTTGATTTCTTGACTCAGTATTTACCAGATACATATGAAAAGGAATTTGAGCGTTATGGAAATAGAACTATCGCATCTTTCCTAAGAATGGTAGGTGCAGAAATGCCAACTAACTCAGATATGATTAAGTGGGCTGAACAAGGTAGACTACACATTAAATACACTAACTGTACGTCAGGTACTGCTCAAGGAATAAACGCCTTAGCTATATATACTATTAACGATGTATTTGACCCACTTTTAGGAGGAACTACAAATACAGCTGCTTTAAGAGTAGGGCAAACAGTTATGATTTCAGACAACGCTGCTGGATCAACTTTGTCTAACAAAGGTGTAATTACTACAGCTCCAGGAGGAACTACAGGTGGTGGTGCAGCCTTAACAGCCACTCAATTTGAAGTAGCTTACTACGAAGTGACTCAGGCAGTTCCACAAACAGCTTGTACTGTATTTATTTACGGTTCTGAATTTGCTAAAGGAACAGCAGGAATGTCAGGTTCATTAGAGGCTGATGATTACATATTCCAAAATAAGCCTATTATATTAAAAGACACTTATGAAGTAAGTGGTTCTGATATGGCACAAATTGGATGGATTGAAATTCAAAGTGAAAATGGAGCAAACGGTTACCTATGGTATTTAAAGTCAGAGCATGAAACAAGATTACGTTTTGAAGATTACATGGAAACAGCTATGATTGAAGCGGTTCCGGCTGAAAACACATCTCAAGCTCAGATAGCTCTTGTTAGTGGAACTCCACAGGCAAATAATGACCAAGCAGGTTCTGAAGGTTTATTCTATGTAATAAATGACAGAGGAAATGTTTGGGGTGGTGGAAACCCAACTACATTAGCTGGATTTGACTCTATTATTCAAAGACTTGATAAGCAAGGAGCTATTGAAGAAAATGTTATTTTCATGAATAGAAACTTTAGCTTTGATATGGATGATATGTTAGCAGCTCAAAATTCTTACGGAGCTGGAGGTACATCTTACGGTCTATTTGATAATGATGCAGATATGGCTTTAAATCTTGGATTTACAGGATTCAGAAGAGGTTATGACTTTTACAAGTCAGACTGGAAATATCTAAACGACCCAACAATGAGAGGTGGTTTAGTAGGTGGCAAGATTAGCGGTGTATTAGTACCTGCTGGTTCAACTACTGTATATGACCAAATCTTAGGTAAAAATGCTAAGAGACCATTCTTGCACGTTAGATATAGAGCTTCAGAAACTGAAGATAGACGTTATAAAACTTGGATCACTGGTTCTGCTGGTGGTGCTGCATCATCTGATATAGATAAGATGCAAGTTAATATGCTATCTGAAAGAGCATTATGTACTTTAGGTGCAAACAATTTCTTCTTATTCAAAGACTAAGAATAAATAATTAATTCAAAAGGGGAGGTTCGCCTCCCCTTTATTTAACTTTAATAAATTATAATAAAATGAAAAAACAAACTTATAAAAGTAAGACTTATAGACTTACAAGAGGACAAAGACCTTTGTCCTACACAATCCCATCAAGAAATACATCTCGTTCTCCATTACTTTATTTTGATGAAGAAACAGGAGTTAACAGACCATTAAGGTATGCAAGAAATCAAAGAAGTCCATTTGAAGATGAGCAGGATGGAAATGCTATTTTAGAACCTGTTGTTTTTGAAGACGGTATGCTTTATGTAGACCGCTCTAATCAAGTATTGCAAGAGTTCTTGAATTACCACCCACATAATGGACAGGTTTTTGAAGAGGTAGACAACGAAGCAGATGCAGCAAAAGATTTAGAAGAGGCTACTATGGAGCTAAATGCTCAAGTTATGGCTATGGAATTGCCATTAGAAAAAATGATTTCAGTAGCAAGAGCCTTTATTGGAAACTCTGTAGATAAAATGACTACATCTGAAATTAAAAGAGACTTATTAATGTTTGCTAAGTCAAGACCAGAAGATTTACTTGCTATTATTAATGACCCTATGTTAGAGCTTCAAGACACAGTAATGCAAATGGAACAAGTAGGTCTAATAAAAATAAAAGGTAAAAATGTATTTTATAATTTAAAAAATAATAAAAAACAGATGTTAGTGGTTCCACATAATACAGACCCTTATACTATTATTGGTACTTATCTTCAGTCAGACGAGGGTATACAAATGTTTAAAATTTTAAAAAAGGCTTTAAATAAAGATAGTTAGATTGTTTATCTTTGTACTTTATTAACCCTTAATCACATTATTTATTATGGAAAAATTTTTAAATATACCAGTAACAAATGAGCAGAACCAGCTTGTTTCTGTTACTGATGTAAAACTTATAGAGCAGGTGAATACAACCTCAGCTTCTATTGCTTATGGTTCTGGAAAAGTAGCAACAATAACTCATGGTGCTTTGGCAGCAGGTAGTGAAGCTATGAGAGACCAATTACAAGACAGTATGGTAGAGGCCCTTGCGACAGGCTGGACTGCGGTTTCTTTTGATATTGCTCCAGTAGCAGCTGTTTCTGGAATAGCCCTATCGTAATGTACGGATCAATGGATAAATTCGTTGAGGTAAATGTTCAAGATGTCGCAATGACAG